TTGGAAGGAGCTAACTATATCATAGTAACCCTTCAGTCCTTCCTTGAGTAGGATGTCCAGTACTTCTTCTGTGAATACTTTACCGATTGCTTCTAATGCTTTTTCACTCATTACCTACCTCCTATTGTGCTATCAACAATCACAAGTGTTACATAGAATGCTACGGCAATGCAACATATATAACCTGCACCATACAAGAACTCCATTATTTTATTCATGCTGACTTATCCTCTAGCCTATCCATACTGTTCCAAGTTTTATTTATAAGCACGTTCATCATAGTGCTTAACTCTTTTAACTCTACCATGCTGCACCGACCTACCAAAGTATCCCTTAGTGGGGGAGAAGCATTCTCATTACGTACTGGTAATGGAGTAGCTTCTACAGGTGATAAACATTTAACACCTATACTGTTAATAAAGTTTATGAGTCCTGTCTTATCTGTAGGTACTTCATAAGACTCTATCATACCAAACGCTTTCTTGGCATCTGCCTGAGTGCCAGCCCATTGGGTCTTATCTTTGTTTACATATAGTTTCATACTGCTACCTCCTTGGGGTAGGGTTCCTGTTTATACTTTATGTGCTTAGTAACCACACGCTTATAAGTCTTGCTGCCTACTAGAAAAATGTACCTATGCTTCCTTGGTCTAGGTGCTGAATAGAAATCATCACCATACTTATCCCTCAAGGCTTGGCTACGATTAGCTACACCTCTGAACTCGTCAGCTATAGTCATGCCATGCAGATGTTCCTTACCCCTGACCTTCCAATCAGTACGCTTGGCACTAAGGCCATGATAGGTAAAGTTACATGCTTGGTAAACGTACCCTACATGACCCTGTGAACCATCAGCAAAAGATACTACGATCCTACCTTTAGGTAGCATGGTCAGACTCTTAGCCACCAACATGGATGCCTCATTCTTTACGTTGTACTTCAAGCATAGCCTGTTAAGTTCTAGCACCTCACCCTTATGTGCATCACCTGCTATACCTGCCCTAAGTCCAGAGGATGCTGGTGTACCATAGGTAACTACACCCACAAGTTCTTCACCTTTGAATAGGCCATACCTAAAGCTAACACTGGGCCACCTCTTAGCATAGTGAATGTCTAGTATGAATGGCTTGCAATCATCCCTAGTTACAGGAGTTATAGTGTAGTCACTCATTAGCCATACTCCTAAGTTTATTAAGATCAACATCAAGGCGGTACTTTATATCATCATCTAACTTCAATGCAATTGCTTTCCGTATGTGCCTACGTAGTTCCTTAACATGGGCCAAGGATTTCATAGAGGCATCAGGGTCTAGTGCTACGATCACCTTGTCATACTTGAGCAGGGATAGTGCATGGCTCTCCATTAGGTTAGTACCTAGCAATGCTACACCAACATACCCCTCAGAGGCACACACACTGGCACTGATAGCATCTTCTACCACTACTGCTACGTTGCCCTCACCTACTACGAATGGTAAGCCAGAGCCTCCGTATCGCTTCCATTTGGGTGTGACTATCTTGTTTAGTGTACGACCCGTTGCATCATACAGTATATGATTCTTAACCACAGGGAATATTACCCTGCTATCTTTAATGTCCCAGTAGTGTGTACCTACACCATGTATGCCCCAGTAGTGTAGCCATGAGACTGCCTCGTCAGGTAAGGTTCTAGTCACACTGATAGGCAACTCAATGGGTGATAACTCCCCACTGATACCTGCCTGATTCATCAATGCTCTAATGTCCATAGCGGATAGGTTAGTCTCACCTATACCTCTCGTACTACATGATGCACTAAAGCACTGCCACTTGAGGATACCCATATCATTGGATGCACCAAAGGTATTCTTTCTGTGACATACAGGGCAGTTGGTTCTGACTGAGTGACCTACTGGTAGCTCTAAGTCTATTACGTGCTGTCGTATGTTCATACTCACCTCTTACTGTACACTGTGGTGTACACTAGCTATGTTACACTGGCGGTGGGGGTAACGGAGTGTAGCATATAAATGAAACACCCGTCCACCACTAAATTATTTACCCACTGCTTCAACTAAGGCATTGACTAAACCTGTGAGTACATTACGATCACGTACCCTATGCTCCGCATCCAGTGAGGTGACCTCCTGTACAGAGTAGATGTTACGCAATGCCATGTACTCGTTCTCTGTTTCCAACGTGATCTTTATAATCATCGGTGTCCACACCTGTGATGACTCGTCTAGTTCTGCTTTCATAAGTACATACCCGTTCCTGTTATTACGCCTTCCTCTACTAACCAGTTAAGGCACATTAATCCTACCTCTCTATCATCATAAGTTTCAAAGAACTCAATCTGTTTATAGGCTGGTGCTGGTTTCTTACGGGCATCCTCAATAGGCTTGAACACATCAATGATGCAGTCACCATACCACTTGAAGGTATACCCCTCACACTCATACACTTTATAAAACTTCATACTCATTACTCCCGTTATAAAATATTATAGTACGCTGCTTCTTCTATAAGATCATTATCTTCTAGCCACTCTAGGCATAAGTCCATAACCATCTTATCATTCCTCACATCAAAGAACTCTAATCGGTCTGCACTAAACTCACGCCCATCATCACATATAAAAATAATTTCTATTACAGTGCCGCCAGCCCATGTGAACCTGTGGTTAGCACACTCAAATACTCTGTATGTTTTCATACCCATACTCATTACCCCTTGCTATCCCATCTGGCTTGCATAGCCATGCTGGATGATTTTAATGTGTTCTTCATGTAAGGCTTAACACTAGCAGGATTGGCATGACCTGTCACTGACATGATCTGAGGTAAGTCTACCCCTGCCTCTACCATTTCCACAGTGCCTGTCCTACGCATGTCCCTGATCTGTAATAGATCTGAGATACCTGACGCATCCCTTACTACCTTAGCCTGTACTGATAGACCTCGCATAGAGTAGGGCTGATACAAACTACCCACTGGCCTTGGTCTAGGGGCTATCCACTTCTGGAACCCAAAGTCCTCATGCTGTTTCTTTAGCATAGCCTGTAGTCCTGCTGATGTAGGTAAGGTTACCTCTGCACCTCGCTTGCTCTGCTCAAGTGTAAGTATACCAGACTCCAGATCATATTGCTCCCATTTCAGTAGTCGCATATCACCCTGACGTTGGCACCACTCGTATGACATCTGAGTTATAAGTCCTACGTTACGCCACTTGAACTGGCTGTACGCAGTAGTGAGGTAGTCCCCTATGTCCTGCTCAGACCACACCACCTTGCGGTGAGCCGAAGACCTACGCTTGATGTGAGTGAAGGGGTTATGGTTCACAGTGCCTAGCCGTATACTATGACCAAAGACTATAGACCCTAAGCCTACCACATGGTTAGCCATTGATACCCCACTGTTTAGTAGGTACTCGTAGGCTTTCTGTGCCATAGGCGTGTTGATCTTTTCCACATCATGGAATCCAAACAGTACACCATTGATAGGCACACTACCCAGACGCACTGCCCAGTATAGGTAGTCACGTTGAGTGCCAGACTTACAGGCATTGAAGTCATAGGATTCCACATACTCAGCAGATAGATCATTGAATGTTTTCATGCTTATCCCATGCTGCATTAAGTTTAGTATCATCTATTACATGGTGAAACCCACCCTTATGAGAAGCCTTGTACCATATGGTAGTACCATGAGGGACATATTCATTACCCGTAGAGTGTAACCTAAGATAGATACTTCCCTCTAATACAAAGTTAACTGTATTACCCACCCAACTGTTACTTGATTCAACTTCCATTGCTAACCCCCTTAACCTCACTCATTATGTTGTCCACTTCCTTGAGGGTAAACATACCTGCCAAGGCACAGCACTCTAACTGCACACGTACCTCACCCCAATACTTAGAGTTCTTGTACTGACGCATGTAACCTAACGGGTTGCGTCTGCTAGGTGATACCTCTGCTACCTTAACGGAGTTAACATACACACGTACATAACTCTTGTTGTCCTTTACCCCGTTAGTATTACTTACTGTGACGTTCATTACTCTTACTCCTGTAAACCACTGTGACCCCACGTTAATGGGGTCTATTTCTACTGTACACCAGAGTGTACACTAGGCGTATGCTAATTCCTTGAACGCATCACCCTTGATGATGGAACTAATCTTGTCTTCCATTACTAATTGCTTCTTAGTACTACAAGATTGGGATTCAACGTGTGTACTCATATGCGTTAGCACATTGTACATGCGATACACTGTATCATTAAGACCCTTATAAGAATCATGTATGCCCATGATGCGTTCCAGCATAGCCTTGTTAACTACAGGGCCAGTGCGAGTCTTACTGGATGCCACATAGGTAGAGTAAAAGTGTATAGCTTTCTCCCTACTGACCCGTAAGGTACGCATACGCTTCATATCAGCGCAGTCCTCCAGCAAATACGTAGGCCACTGAGAGGCTACCTTACCTATACGCTCAGGATTATAACTCAAGGTGTGTAGCTGAGAGAGGCTGGTATTTTCTCGCATACTTACCTGCCCATTGAGACATGTAAGCCGCATCACCATAGCCCCAATAGATAGCTTGGAGGATTGATCATGACTATCCACATACCGAATCTTTAAGCACGATGCCTCCCCTAGTGCATGATTGAAGTCATGATTGGGTAGGGTAATCTCTGCTCGTAGTCCAGCAGTCCCGTTGTAGGTACGAAAGGTGGTGGATGCATCACCCGTCTGTAAACCAGAGTGGTGCAAGCCTTCCCGTAGGCTATCCCACATCAACGCAAAGTTCTTAGGCGAATGATTACGCTTACCATCTCCTATCACCTCGTCTGTTAATGGGTTAACAGTCCACCATTTGCCGTCAACTACCACCCCATTACGAGTCTGCTGCTCACGTTGAGGGTCAAAGTTTAGATGATCAGGAAGTGCTACGATGTTACCAAAGTTTTTTACTAATGCGTTCATAGGTACTACTCCAAATTAAAATTAGTGTTGCCTCCCTGTTACAGGAGGCGTGTTACTAGGTACGTACTTCTACCTTACCCCTTACGTCAGTGATACCCTTGAGGTATCCCGTGGCTAGACGGGTGTTAGGAACCTTGGCTACATAGAATGAGCGCAGACCATAGTGGAACCCCACAAAGCATGGGCCATTGCTGATACCAACACGCATTTTAGATACTCGCTTACGATAGATTGTTTTCATGATTACTTCCTCTTTAGTTTCTACTGTACACTACAGTGTACACTAGGATTATAAGGCAAGAACTCCTGCCCTTGATTACTGATTACTATTATACACAGGTTAACTACACTTGTCAAGTGTAACACTGTATCACCCCATTGGATTGGACAGTACATAGGTTAGCATAGTCCACCTCGTCACCCTCTGGCGTTACAAAGTGTGGAGCCTTGTATGGATTGTAGCTGACCTTAGTAGTAGTACCCCCCACCATACTGCCTCGCTGTAGCCTACTATATATATCTGGTTCATAAGGTATCGCATCGTAAAGGTTAGTACCCCTACCCTTGAAGGGCTGGAAGTTAACAACATCGACAACCTTACCCCGTACAAAGGCGTGTACATTCTTACGCTGCTCCCTTATAACCTGCTGCCTACCTGCCTCCCTTACAATAAAGTTAGCCTCTTCCAGATCGACAGCATAAGCATGGCCTAGCACCAAGCCTGTACTCAGGTCTTGTATGCTGATCAACCCATTGTGTAGGTTGCGATACACTTGAACTCTCATGCGTTACCCCTATCTAATTTAATCTGTTGACTAGCTACCTTCTGGCTAAGACTAGCAACCCTACTCTTTAGGTCACCAATTTGCTTGACCATCCTACGCATAGCCACCTCGTCTAGGTCTACTAGATGCTTCCATTCCTCAATGGTCTGCGGCATAGCCTCACCTCTTGGTGTCATGCCTACCTTCCTATCAGTCATACCCATGCCTCCTCTTTTTTCATTGCTCGTTGAAGCTCAATGTCCTCAATGGCCCTACGCACAGTCATTTTCCTACGCCCTACCTTATTCTTAGCAGCAGCCTGTGCCTTGGTCACCGCTTTCATTTGCTTCCTAGTCATTACAGTCATGGCTTACTCCTATTAAAAGTTTTACTGTACACTCTGGTGTACACTAGAATGATTACGCTACCTGTACAGTAGGTATCATATGAGTATTGACCACAAACATATGGTCAGCAGGGTCAATGCCCTTACCCTTGGCAACCTTGTACTTGAGTGCAACAACCTTACCCCTTGCATCAAGGTTAAGAATGTCTGACTTGTCACCATCGACAACTTCCTTGCCCATAAAGGTAGTAGGGAAAGGCCCATAAAATACCACGCTCATAGGCACATCAGTAAGCAATGCCTTTTGTACCTCACCCTGATACTTGGGTGCCTTACTGTATGAAAACATGAGCCGATAATTGCGAGGCATTTTAGTCAGTCGCTTGGCTACCTTGGTGTAGTCATAGAAATTAATCTCAGGGAATGACTGCGGTATACTACCATTAGTGGCTAGCTCCCACTGTACATCCGACAATACATTGAGGCGTACCCAACACTCGACCCCATTCTTTTTGCATAGCTTTAGAAAATTCCCTAGCTCATGCTTGAGTTGAGCAATAAACCCCTGCCTATCAGAGTGATACCAGTCAGTCCTAGCTTGCCTTGCAGCCTTGACCCCATCGAATCCCCCACGACCTGCCGCTTGTAAGCATGGCCCCCAACAGTCAGCAATAATTTGCATGGGGCATACTTTTTTGTCTGGCATAAGGCTGCACCCTGCTACCCGTAATGTAAGATCCTTATTGTTCTTGGCTAACTTGGTGTTGCCACCGCTTGTGTCTAACAATTTCATAACAAAACCCTCTGGTTTAATTTTCTACTGTACACTCTGGTGTACACTAGCCTTCCCTTAGATCCTCTAACTTACCACAGACAGCCGACCATACATCATCATCGGATATGTCATCGAACGACCCATACTCTAAAACGTGCGTAATAATGTACTCAATTTCAGGAGCCTCAGCAGGAGAATCCATACTAGCAGGGAGGTATCCCCCTGATACAGACACATCAACCCTTAGCTCCCATGATTCCACATCAATATCAAACGTGTAATTGCTTGTACTCATGGCCCTGCCTCCCTATTAAGTTCCCGATTGAAGTAGCTATTATAACATAGCTAAGTGTAAGTGTCAAGTGTAACAGTATTCTTACTGTACACTCTGGTGTACACTAGACATTCCCTCACAATTATTGCAGCCATCCTCACAGCCACACCTAATTAATTTAACTAGCTCACCCCTCCTGCACATCTTATGTGCCAGATGTACCAAGTCCACCACATCCCTGCTATTGTAGTTTCTAAATTTCATGTTGCCCTCTAGCATACATACCCTGCGTAATTGTCGAGCCGCTTCAAATTGATACTGAAAAGCAGAGGATTGATCATATACAGGACTAAGCCCCCTGCCCTCATAACAAATGCGATACCTTTCCATTGCGTATTCTAACTCAGTCAGAACTAAGCTAGGCAAATCCCCGTTATGTATATACATATTTAATACCCCTTACTGTACACTCTGGTGTACACTAGACAATAATGCTACCATCAATATCTGCACAACAATTAACCCTAGCAGGAACCTCATTGCTGTACACACAGCTTTGCAATTTCTTCAACAATTTGTTGCGCCTATACAGTTCGTCACTGTAAGTAAAACATTGGTCAGCATAGTGATTCTCACGCTCACTATTCCACCCCTTAAATGATTCCCTTGCTGCCGCACAATCCTTGATGATATACTTGAGAGAATCCATGCCCACCATTGCGGCATGTTCACGCCACTTTTTAAATTCTTCTGCGCTTGCACCCGACATAACAAAACCTCCAATAAAATTCTTACTGTACACTCTGGTGTACACTAGAAAAAAGGGGTGACATAATAGCCACCCCATATACTCACTTGACCTTGACTATAAGATCATCAACCATTGTTACTTCGGCAAAGAACTCACGCCCCATACCTGTATGAGTAGGTCGGTTAGCTCCAACAAATTTACCTGTGCTGCGATACTCTGCACCGAACATGCTGGTTTCCCTGAAGCGCAACTGCTTGCCCACGTTTTCCTTTAATACTTTTTTACTTGGGTATAAAAATAACATCATAATAAAATCTCCTGATTTAATTTACTGAAACTATAATACCATAATAACTTACACTTGTCTAGTGTACACCATGACGTACACTAAAATTATATAACAAAATGAATCAAGTATTGAACCATGGCATATTGTGCGACAGCAGCGACAGTTAAGAGTGCTAGCACTGCAAACGAGCGTGACATATACACTGGCATGGGGTTGCGATTTAAACGTCTCCTGCGAATGATTTGGTGCCTTGCTGCCCGTCTTTTATGGATGTCTTGCATACTCATAGTGAATACCTCATTTGATTAATTGATTGTCTTAAAAATAACACTGCTATTCAATGCTATTTCAAAGACAGGCTAGCGTACACTATGGTGTACACTAACCCGTGGGGTTTAGCTTATCCTTTCAAGCTATTTTGTAGCAAGGTTATGACTTGCAAGGTTGTATAATCATTGTCGGTGGATAGCTTGGTGATGGCTGCAACAATCTGTTCAGCAGTCATTTTTGTTGTACCACCTTTCGCTTTTCCAGCGGTTGCTTTTGCTTTGGCATTCTTTTCTGTCATTTTCTTTCGCAAGTAGTTTGCACTTGCAGAAGCCATGCCTTCAGCTACCTTGAATTTTTGAACTGTTTTCCAGTTATTAGCTAACCAAACAGCATCTGCACGATCACGCCTTGTCATTACATTGAGTGAACTCTCTGCAATAAACTGCCCGAACAATTTATCTGACTTGAAACCTTTACGCAATCCAATTAGTATTTCACCTATTTTGCGAAGCGTAACAAGGTTAGCTTGCCCACTTTCGACAATAGCATTGTATTGAATTGTCGCTTCATTTAAAACAGCGTGAACCTTTTCAGTTTGTGTTTGCTTTACCTTTTCTTGCTTAGAACCTGCATCAACATTTTCTACTACACTTTCAACTACTACTTCGTTTGTTGCATTGTTTTGTGCTTTATTTGGCTTAGACATAATGTAATACCTTGTATGAGTTAATCGCTGCAAACCGCTGTTTGCTAGTCGATGAGTGAACAATACAGTAAGTGTAACTTATAGTCAACAACTATTTTAAAATAAGTGTAAATAATTTAAATGCTATTGGTTGGCTAGTGTACGCCAAGGTGTACAGTAAGATGTGTACGCCATTGGTGGGGGTATATCTGTACAGGTTAAATGATGGGGTAGATGTTTGTAGTCAATACTCTGCTATTTGCTTTCATTCTCATATATAGCCACAGCAAACAATCATTGAAGGTATACATGTTAGCTAATCATTTACCATATACAGCATATAAGGTATGCAATGGCGGTAAACACGTTTTTTATTTGCCTATAATAGGTGCTACAACTTTATTTTGGGCTAGTATCCTGCAAAGTCGATCAGATAGTCTAGCCACCGCCACCAGGGGCCACCCCCACTCTTGGCGTTATATATATGTGCTAATACACAGAAGGGGAAAATGGGACTGTAAACCACTTTCCGTGAAACACAAGAGTTATACACATAGTTATCCACATACACACAGACTTATCCACAGGATAGGTGCAACATAGAAGGTTCACACGGGACATGTTCATACTTAAATGCGACATGCTAATAAATAGAGCTTGACAATTTCAATACCACATGATATAACTGATCTGTTAGTTTCACTTAAGGTGTTCATATAAGGAGATTACCTCCTAGCACTTAAATGCCTTTAACTAACTGCCCCTAGTAAAGGAAAAAGCACTTAAAGTACCTTCCTCTAAATGGCTTATCTGCCAAACACCTTAACTGGTAGCCTCTAGTTGGCTAAATCGCCAACACCTAAGGTGCCACACTCCAAATCCCAAATCGCCAACACTTACAATGTATTGTAATTTGAACTAATTACTTTGAATTGTAAAATAATGCTTGACATTTAACTTAAAATGGATATAACTGTATAACATGATTGAATCAACGGATGTAATGAATACACGAACTGATGATATGCTTCTTGAAAAGATGTACAAGATGCTCAATCAGAACAAATTGATGCAAGCAGACCTGCCTCACTCTACTACGTACTACGTAAGAGAAGCATTACACGAAAGGACAGGCAAACGCTACACATTCAAACAGATCACAATGGCTATTGCCCTATTTAACAAAAGAAAGAACGAGACTTTATGAGAACACTATCAGAACAGCAGCAGTTATTTCTACAGGTACTCTTTGAAGAGGCTAATGGATCTATTGTGGAAGCTAAGAAGCTGGCTGGCTACTCTGCTAGTACCTCTACTACTTCTATTGTTAAGTCTTTGAAGGATGAGATAGCAGATCACACCCAGATGTACATTGCCCGTAACGCACCTATGGCTGCAACAGCTATGGTGTCAGCACTACGAGATCCTACACAGCTAGGATTGAAAGATAAGATGAATGCTGCTAAAGATATGATGGATAGAGCAGGATTTGCCAAGACAGAGAAGGTGGAAGTTAAAACAACAGGGGGCATAATGCTCCTACCACCTAAACAAGATTAGCAGGAACACTAAGCACTTACGCCTAAGATAAGATAACTATAATGAGTGGCCTATAGTGTTCCTGCTTCCCCTACAGGAAGTAATAACATGGAAGCAATAGCAATGCCCAGTGCAGGTGAGTACGAATTACCTGACATTGATATGGATTCATACGAATGGGTGCCTATACCTCGCATAGGTAGGACAGTACCCTTTGGATACATGCTATGTGAAGATGATAACGATATACTTATACCTATACCCGATGAACTAGAGTTACTAGAGCAAGCTAAGAAGCATCTGAGGATGTACTCCTACCGAGAAGTATCGGCATGGCTAACAACTCAGGCAGGTCGTAGCATTTCACACATGGGTTTAAAGAAGAGAGTAGACAGTGACAGGAAAAACAAGACTAAAGCTAGAAGCGCAAACTACTGGGCCGAAAGGTACGCCAAAGCCAAAGCAATTGCGGAAAAGTACGAAGCGCACCGCAAAGGTGCAAGAAACTTTGCAGACAGACGATTCACCTAGCACCATAGCCTTAGCAGAACAGCTAGAACAAGTAGATGTAGCTGATCAGAATATAATCTTCTCACCTAACAAAGGGCCACAGACAGATTTCTTGGCTGCTGGTGAGAGAGAAGTACTATATGGTGGTAGTGCTGGTGGTGGTAAGTCATACGCAATGTTAGCTGACCCACTACGTTACATTACACACCCACAGTTCTCAGGTTTAATACTACGTCACACTACAGAAGAACTACGAGAGTTAATCTGGAAGTCTCAGGAGTTATACCCTAAGATAATTCCAGGCATTAAATGGTCTGAACGTAAGATGACATGGACTGCACCATCGGGTGGTAGGCTATGGTTCTCCTACCTAGACAAAGATGATGACGTATCTCGTTACCAAGGTTTATCTTTCTCTTGGGTTGGCTTTGACGAGCTTACTCAATGGGGTACATCCTACGCATGGGATTACCTACGATCACGTTTACGTAGTACTGCAACTGATCTTCCGATTTACATGAGGGCATCTACAAACCCAGGAGGTCGTGGTCATGCTTGGGTAAAGAAAATGTTCATTGACCCTGCTCCATATGGGGAGCCGTTTGATGCAACAGATTCTGAAACTGGCAACCCAATGATATATCCATCGGGCCATTCCAAGGAAGGACAGGCTCTATTTCGTAGGAAATTCATTCCTGCAAAGTTATCCGACAATCCTTACTTGACTGAGACTGGCGATTATGAAGCAAACTTACTTTCACTACCTGAACAGCAGCGAAGACAACTGCTGGAAGGGGATTGGGATATTGCAGAAGGTGCAGCTTTCCCTGAGTTTAACCGCACTATACATGTGGTGGAACCTTTTGAAATACCCAATAACTGGACTAAGTTCAGGGCTGGAGACTATGGCTATGGCTCTTACTCCGCAATTGTTTGGTGCGCTGTAGCTCCTGATAATCAGATCATTGTATACAGAGAGATGTACGTTACTAAAGTATTAGCAGAAGATCTAGCTGACATGATACTAGAAGCAGAGCATGAGGATGGTGGCATACAGTATGGAGTACTAGACTCCTCATGCTGGCATAAACGAGGCGACACTGGCCCTAGTATAGCAGAACGAATGGTTGTTAGAGGATGTAGATGGCGACCTTCTGATAGGTCAAAGGGTACACGTATATCAGGTAAGAACGAATTACATAGAAGGTTACAGTTAGATGACTTCACTCAAGAGCCTCGTATGGTTATATTTAATACCTGCAATCATCTTATCTCTCAGCTACCTACTATACCTTTAGATAAAAAGAACTCAGAAGACATAGATACAAATTACGCACACGATCACTTATATGATGCACTTAGGTATGGGCTTATGTCTCGTCCTAGATTTGGTGTATTTGATTATGATCCTGCAACAGCACGACCTAATGCACAGTATTTAGCTGACCCAGTAATGGGTTATTAACTTAACATTTTGTGAGTAGCAAATGGAAGAAGATCAAATCCCCGAACTAAGTACCGAAACCGCAGCACTTGAAGATGTGTCAGAAGCGTCAGAAGAGAAGCTGTATGTAAGTCGTTTAGTTGATATAGTAACTACCCGATTCTCTAGTGCAGAGACTTCACGTAGGCAGTACGAAGAACAGTGGTTACGAAACTACAGGAACTATCGTGGTGTTTACAGTGAAGCAGTTAAGTTCACTGAAGCTGAGAAGTCCCGTGTATTTATTAAGGTTACTAAGACTAAGGTACTAGCTGCCTATGGTCAGATAACAGATGTACTATTCAGTGCAGGACGTTTTCCTTTATCTGTAGATCCTACTGTTCTACCTGAGGGAATCTCAGGTGATGTACATTATGATCCTCTTGAAAAAGAACTAGAAGGTTCGGATGGGGCAGAGTCTCCTTACGGATTTGCTGGAGATGGTAATGATCTACCTGCTGGTTCTACTGAGTCTTCTCTTATGCTAGGCCCACTAGAAGAAAAACTACAGGGTAAGGATCTTAAAGAAGGCATGGGTAGTTCACCTACCTCTGTTAATTATAATCCTGCTATGCTTGCTGCTAAGCGTATGGAGAAGAAGATACATGACCAGCTAGACGAGTCAGAGGCTACTAAGCAACTACGCTCTGCTGCATTTGAGATGCCACTGTTTGGTACAGGTATAATGAAAGGCCCAATGGCAGTGGACAAAGAATACCCAGATTGGGACGAGGAAGGTAACTATACTCCTATTACTAAGACTGTACCTAAAGTATCTTACGTATCTGTTTGGGATTGGTATCCTGACCCTGATGCTTCTACTGTTAGTGATTGCCAATACTCTATCCAACGTCACAAACTAAATCGTAGTCAGCTACGTGATCTAAAGCGTAGACCTTTCTTCCGTAACGATGTCATTGAAGATGTTATCAATCAAGGTGAGAGTTACGCTAAGAAGTACTGGGAAGATGATTTAAAAGACTACCAGACAGACACAGGTGTTGATCGCTTTGAGGTACTAGAGTACTGGGGCGTTATGGACATGCAGACTATTGAAGAGCATGACATTGAGATTCCAGAAGAACTAGAGTCTGCTGATGAACTTCAAGTTAACATATGGTTGTGCAATGACCGAATCATACGCTCTGTGCTTAATCCATTCAAGCCTGTACGTTTACCTTACTACGCTGTGCCGTATGAGCATAACCCTTACTCTATTTTTGGCATTGCTTTAGCAGAGAACATGGATGATACCCAGACTCTTATGAATGGCTTCATGCGTATGGCTGTGGATAATGCTGTGTTGTCAGGCAACTTGATCTTTGAAGTTGACGAGACTAACTTAGTTCCTGGCCAAGACATGCAACTATACCCAGGAAAAGTATTCCGTAGGCAGGGGGGTGCGCCAGGTCAAGCATTGTTTGGTACTAAGTATCCTAACGTGTCAGGTGAGAACTTACAGCTATTTGATAAGGCACGACAGCTAGCAGACGAGTCTACAGGCTTACCTTCTTTCTCTCATGGACAGACAGGTGTTACAGGAGTAGGCCGTACCTCTAGTGGTATTAGCATGTTGATGAATGCTGCTGCTGGTGGGGTAAAGACTGTAATAAAGAATATTGATGATTACTTGTTAGGCCCAATGGGTAAGAGTTTCTTTCACTTCAATATGCAGTTTGATTTTGATTCTAGTATACGTGGTGACCTAGAAGTTAAGGCCCGTGGTACAGAGTCACTAATGGCTAACGAGATCCGTAGTCAACGATTGATTCAGTTCTTACAGGTAGGTGCTAATCCTGCCTTGGCTCCTTGGATGAAATCACAATACATCATTCGTGAGATTGCTAAATCAATGGAGTTAGACCCTGATAAGGTTACTAACAATATTGAAGAGGCACAAGAGCAAGCTATGATAATGCAGAAGCAACAAGCCGATGCACAAGCGGCTGCACCTCCACCAGAGGGTGCGCCTAATACAGCAGGTGCTGATAACATTGGAGTTGGTAGTGTACCTATTCCTAATGAACAAGGATTTAGTGGCAATGAACCTGAAGCCCCTCCACCACCTATGCAATAATAAAGATGCTTGGGAAACATTCATAGAATATATGGATGTACTCATAGAACAACAACACCGAAAGCTAGAGCAGACTATTAATACACAAGAAATGTTTCAGTCCCAAGGTGCTATACAGCAATTAAGATCATTGAAGTATTTAAAAGAGAGAGTTAATGATGACAATTAAATATCGCAGTAGCTACGCAGAAGGCGGTTTCTTAGATGATGGGGAGATCCTAGATCCTGTATCAGGCAATGAAGTACCTACGGGTTCTCTTGCAGAAGAAGTGCGTGACGATATTCCAGCACAGCTAAGTGAGGGTGAGTTTGTAGTACCTGCTGACGTTGTACGTTTCATTGGCTTAGATAAACTCATGAAGATGAGAGAGACTGCTAAGGTGGGCCTTGCTAACATGGAAGCTGAAGGTCAGATGGGTGGTTCACCTGCTCCTATGATGGAACAACCTATGATGGGTGAACCCATGATGAATGATGATATGGAGATGGATGCTCTTATTGATGGCATGGATGGGGAGGACTTTGATAGTTCTGTACAGACATTTGCAGAGGGAGGTTCAGTAATCCCTAACTACAAAGATTACACAGGTCGTGACTACAACGTAGCAGGTACTCCAGAATACCGCATGTATACTAATGGAACAGACTTTAAAAACTTTACTTTCATTGGAGGTAAACCTGTTGAGCCTATACCAGAAGGTTGGACTCCATATATAGACGATGGGGAAGAAGAGGAAGGCGGTCAGGGTGAAGGTGACTCAGTTGAATCTACTACTCAATCTACAGTAAATAGTGGAGCAAGTGGCACTGCTGAAATGACCCGTGACTATAAGAATGATACGGGGCCAGATGGATACCAAGCTGACTTGACTAGATCCACACGCATCCGTAGTCAGCGTATTAATGCGTTAGATGCCATGATTAAACCTAACATGGATCAAGAAGCTACAGACCTTATGTTTGCCTCAATGACTCCACAGGCTCAGGAACTTTACAATAGCAGATTTAAAGACCCCGAAGGATTGGATTCCTATTTTTCAGAGGGCATGGGGGTAGCAGATAGGTTCTTACTTGCACAGAAAACTGCGGATTCTATGAATAATTCAAATGGTGCTATTGAGCAAGGGTCGCAGTACTTGCCTGATGGACGGCCCATTGAATGGAAGAAGATGGTTGGTGGTATTGTCAAAGCTTTCTCAGGGGGTCTTGAGATAGGTGCCTTAGATGAATTTGGTAAGCTGCTAGATAATATTACTGGAGAGAGGATTAATACTGTAGGTACTACAGAACCCTCTGCGGTAGATCGGCCTACTTACAATCAAGAGTATTGGTCAAACTTTAAAGGAACTCCTGCTGAATTACTAGCAGCGCAGAGAAAAGCATCAGAGGATATGAGTGGTGGTTTGAGGGGTGGATGGTCTATTAATGCATATGGAAATAAAACTTACAAAGAGCCAGGAACCTATGATCCATTTGATCATATTGCAGAGGTACGAGCTAACCAAGAAAATACCAAAAAGCTTAAGGCTGATAAAATAGCAGCGCAAAATAAGGCAGAAGCTGATCAAATAGAAAGACAGAATGAGATGGATACTCTTAGAGAACGTGCTGATAAAGTTGCAGAATCAAAAGCAAATGATTATAAAATAGAAAAGGAAAGGGCAGCTAAACAACGGGCAAAATCTTTGGCTCAAAAAGCAGCAGCAGATAAAGCAGCCGCAGCAGCAAAAGAAGCGGCTAGGCAAAATGCTTTAATAAGGCAGAGAAGCGGTGGCGGTGGTGATGGTGACAAAGGTGATAACTCCCCTTATAAGGCTTCTCCGTATAGTGGATATAGTAAGCCTAACAAAGATGAAGGAGGTAGGCCAACTCAAAGTTCATCTCCTAGTACAAGTAGTGGTAATGGAACTAGCAAATACTTTAAAGCAGAAGGTGGCTTTATTAAAAAGATGCGTAATGATCCTACCTCAGGACTAGCATCTAAGAAGATAGCAAAACAAAAAGCACAAGCTAAAAAGGGAGCTTTGGCAGCAAAACGCACTTAATACCCTTTATTGGCTACCTAAGATCGGGGGA